AAGGTCTGCTGAATACCGGTCAGGAACGCATCCAACTTGGCAAGATCGTTACCGCGGCCAAGGGCGTCGATTCCGGTGATGACCACCGGCTTGACGAATTCCTTGGGAACCTTGGGCAACTTCTTCTTGCGCTGCATGACATCCATGAGGCGCGCCACGAGAGGCAACTGGAACTCTTGGCTGAGGATGGAGTAGATTCCACCCAACTGGCGCTCGACGGCAGCGGTGGTCAGACGGACCTCTTCCGCGGTAACACGCTCAGCATTCCGAATCGTAGACTCCGCGAGCAGGAATGCGTAACTGAGGCGTTCACGGATCGCACCGATAGTTTGCAGTGCAATGGAGAAATCCGCTTGCTTTTGAACTTGTAGCACTGAAACATCGGTGGCCATCCCTTCTCGGATTGCTCCGTTCGGGCTGCGAGAGAGGGTTTCGGGATCGGTCAGACCGTTCGGATTGACCAAGAACAGCACCTTGGCGGCTGCCGCAGATCCCTCAACGATGGCCTGCATCAGGGACTCAAGGCTCTTCAGGTCTCCGAGGTATTCCTCGACATATCCGCGGCCATAACTTTCGCCATCGACCCGGTTCATTCGAAGGGCAAACCAAGGAAGGCTTGAGGAGTTATAAGACCCACGGCTTCCGGGGATCTCAATATTCTTGATCTCCTGCCAAGCGTCGAACTTGTCCTCGCTCTTGCGACAAACAATCGTGTACAGGTCACAGGTGCTGTCCATCGAGTTGGAGTTGAACTCCTCCCCGTATTCAGACATGACGATTGCCTTGGCATCGTCAGGCAGAGCAGCCGGGGCAACCGTTTCCTTGACCACAATGTGGAGCAGGCGACCCATGGGGTCACGCTTGATCACATACTGGTCGAGGTGGAAGACCCGAAGGCCATCATCGGACAGGTACATCAGGGCGTTTCCGCCCACGATCAGGTGCTTCAGGGCTTCGAACAGACCAGAGCGCATGGCAATGGTTTCGATCTCCTGCATCACCGCCCGTTCGATTGAACTGAGCGTCTGATCGATCTCAGTCCGATATTCACTGGCATTTCCGATGGCCCGGACCGCTTCCTCATCGAGGACCAGCCGGAAGAAGGGCTGGTTCGGGGGAAGCAGGCTCATCAAGAGCGATGCCGAAAGATGGTTCACGCCACGGGCCCCAAGACCCTGAAAGGTCGTTGGGAAGATTGTGGAGTGGCTGTGCCCCTGCGGGGGGATCAGCATCGGAAGAGTCAAAGACGAGCAGTCCCGCGCCCGCCGCAGGAACGAGTCTCTGTCGGACTCTAGCCGACTGTACAGACTGGCTGCCGTTCCTGTGTACATTGTTTACCTCAATACGAGATGCCGGTTGCCTGCATCGACGGGATCTTGAGCATGGACTTGCCACGGCGCTGTGCCATGGCAGAATCGACTTCACTTCCACCACCAGAAATTCCCGACTGAACCCTCATTGCAGAGGGGTTTGCCGGGGGCGGGGGAGGAGGCGGCGGAGTGGCGACATTCTTCGGAATCTTAGGAGCCTTGCACATTGTCAAACCTACTTTCTACTTGTCTGTCTCGGGTGTGCTTGAGAAAATTCACTACGCTCCGCTGGCCCGCTTGGAACCAGATTTCCCTGTCGGTTAGCGTAATGTCCGGACAACGGTCAGGAAACCGCTGATTCAACGATTCCACAAGATCGGGATCGATCGGTGGAAGGGGTTTGTTTACAGGGTGTTCCATAGAGTAAACGAAAGAGATCGGCTGGTTAGTCGAATTCGGAAGAAAAAGTCTCAAGAATCTGAGCATTTGAAGCCTTTTCAAGAGCAATTCTCAACTTCTTGAGGGCGCGTTGGTTGATGTTCTCGGCCAACTTGGCGTTCATTGGCTCGCCAGTCTTTTCGGTATACAGGCTGGCAACTTCGCCCCAAGGACGAAGGCCGTCAGAAGGCTTGCGCTTTTCGACTTGAGCCTTGTTTGAATACTGACTGTGTTCTGAGGGAATTCCGGCTTTCATGCTTCGTTTCCTTCAAATCGGCGGTTTGGGTTGAAGTTGGGAAGATCGTAGAGTTCGGGTGGCAGCATACCAACCTCGATCATGTGCTGCGTGTGCATCAGTGCTGCGATGTTCCAACGGGCAGCCGCAAGGTGGTCCTCGTCGGAGTGTCCCATCATGAACTTATTGAGATGCCTGACAGCCGAGTCATAGTATCGGGAAAGCGGCTGCCCCTTTTCCCAATTTCGGTCCCCGTACTTGCGGGCACCGTTCTCAAGGTGTCGGGCATCCCGCTCAAGAACGAACGGGCTCATCAGGTCAAACCGTCCCTTCCCGTGGCGGATGTCCCGGCGGGAGCCGGTACTGAACTCCTCACGGTTGCCGGAATCCTTGACTTCTTCGAAGTTGACGGCAAATTTCATGGTGTCCACAGTTTCACCTCGCAGGTCATCTTGTTGTACTCGCCGTGCCGCAGGATGCGGGCCACACGGGCCTGAACCAAAGCGTGCTCTTCGGTCAGGCCAGCCTTTTCGTAGCATCCTACCACTGATGCCCAAGTGGGGGTAGTCCCGAGAACGGTCTCGGCCTTCACTGGCCCAATTCCCGGGCAGCCCTTGTAGTTGTCTGTCTGATCCCCCACAAGGGTCTGGTACAGATGGAATCGATCAGCGGAGGGCTTGTCCACCGTGAAGAATTCCTGATTGCGGGGATTGTAGTGGCGGCCGGGGATGGACTTGAAATCCTTGTCCTGAGAAACCATGATGTAATCGTGGTCCGCACCGGGACTGGTAGCGATCAGTCCAATCACATCGTCAGCCTCAAGAAGGCCGTAGGCGCGGTGGTCGTAGGTTTCCTCTGCGTACTTCTTCAGTGCGTGATAGCAAAGGGGCTTGCGGTTTCCGGCGCGGTTGGCCTTGTAATCGGACAGGACCCGAAACCGCCAGTTGTTCGGACTGCTGAAGCACAGGATGCAATCCTTGACTCCGGTGGCCTCCTTGATGTCCATAATGGAGACATCTAGCACCATCTTGCCCTCGCGGGCATCGGAGTGCAGGGTCCACCAATCGTTGCCCCAATCAATCTCCTGCTCAACCGTACAGGCCGATTGATACAGAACGATGTCGGCATCAATCAGGGCAACCGTCTTCCGGGTGGATTTCTTGTTTGCCATTTAGTCCTCGATTCCGCCGTTGTGGATTAGCATCTTCGCTGTCTCAGCCAGCCCGATGCAGGAGTGGAAGGGTCCGACTGTGCAGAAGGTCAGGTCCTGCGCGCTGCGGTTCTTAGTCTGACATCCGACAAATACCAGCGAATCGAAGCGGCGGGACAGGATCTTCATGATCTCGTCCGTGGTGGGTTCTTCTTCTCGTTCATGACGGTCCATATTCGATCCTCTTTGCCTTGGCCAGTTCCTCTATTGCCCGAGTCCTCGTAAGAGAATTCTTGGGCATGTCCTTGATGCTGAGCATTATATCGGCCTGATAAGCCTTTTCAAACAGGTAAGGCCGAATGGCGATAATAAACGCGCGGGCGTCCTTGCCCGACAAGTCCAGCCTCCATGCCGTCCGCGTGTTTGGACGGGTGTTCACAATTTTCCTGACCCTGCCCATGTCGAAGTATCCGCTGATACGCCGAAGATGGTGGGGGTAGCAACTAGTAATGTGAACGATCTCGGTATCTCGGTAACGAATGCACCCTTCGCCATCAAACAGACCGGCGGTGTACGCAAGAACGGTTTTTGTCAGTGTGTTTCTGCCCATGACTTTCCCACCCTCGCGTCTCCGTCGAGGCGGCACCTGAAGCCCAACAAGTCGCCTGCCCTTGTGATGGAGTTCTTGCAGAATTCCGACCAAGCCTGAGCGTTCTGTTCCGGTACTTCCCATTGGATCTCGTCGTGAATGTGCGCAACCTGTCGGGCACCGTACTTAGATGCCTCCTCGTTCATGAGCACCGTAGCCTGCTTCATGGCAATGGCACCGGCACTCTGCAACAGTGTATTCAGTGCGGCATGGGCCGAACGAATACGAAGTTTCCGGCCATCTATTCCAGTAATTGTACCACGCTCCGCAGCCTTTTCGACTGCTGCCTTCAAAGCCTTGAGCGCTGGAACCTTTGTAAGAAATCGCTGCTGAAGTTTCTTACCCTCATCATATCCACCGCCAACCACCTTGCCCAACTTGGCTGGCCCGGCACCGTACAGGAAGGCGTAGATGAATGACTTGGCCTGATTGCGCGTTTCCAGTCCGGCAGCCTTTTGGTTCGACGTGTGGATGTCGCCCTCCAGCAGTTCCTTGGCGAACGCCCCATCATCCCACTTGGCCATGTAGTGGGCCAAGCAACGCAACTCAAGGCCAGCAGCGTCCACCCCAACCAAGACCATTCCCGGGGCGGCGATGAACAGGGATCGGCATTCCTTGCCATAGATGGACCCCGATGCGGGGACCTGAGCCATGTTCGGGCCACGATGGGTGCAACGGCCGGTGACTGCACCATTGTGGTTTACAGATCCGTAGATCCTTCCCTTCCGTTCAACCTTCAGCCACGCCTCGTCTCCCTCAGCCAGCATCCCGATGCGCTTCTGAATTGTCAGGTACTGCGACAGTTTCTTGGCAATCGGAAAGTCAAGCGCACCGAGAACAGACTCGTCAACCTTGGGCTCTCCGCCGGGGGTAAACTCCTCGGGAACCCATCCATACTGCGTCTTCAGGACATGGGCAATCTGCTTGCGACTGGCAGGATTGAAAGGGATCAACTTGGTCTTGGTCTTCATGACCTGCTGAGCGGGAGGCACTTCTTCCTGAAGTGTCTTGACCAGTAGATCACGGTCGGCAGCGAGACTGGCGTACAGCGAGCCAGCAGCGGCCTTGTCAAAGGCAAAGCCGTTTCGCATTTGCAGCATGATCGTTGTCGCAAACTTGTGTTCAAGTTCGATCGACTGCTCTGAGAATGCCTTTGCTGCCAGCCGCGCGTACAGCATGGCCGTGATCACTACATCCTGCTTGCAGTAGTCACCAAGGTCATCGGTGTACTCAAGCGAGGCATAGTCAACAACATCATCCAGTTCCACACCCTTGGGCATGTTCAACCGAACTCCCCATGCCTTGAGGGAGTGGCTACCAATCAGGGTTGGCGGGAAGGCGGTGGCGTGGAAGTCGTCATCCCGAATATCGGGGTGGACCAGTCGAGCAAGAACAAGGGTGTCCCTGATCTTGCCTAGTGGCCCACCCCATTTGGGATACAACTTGTTCAGGATCGGGATGTCGAACGCAATGATGTTGTGGCCGATCACAACATCAGCGTTCCTGATCGCATCGAGGGCCGTAGTAATCTGTTCGGGAGTAAACGCGATGATCGGATTACCACCGTTAATGCTGTATCCGATGCAGACACAGCGTGTAACTGTGTCTATGAATCCGTTGCATTCGATGTCAAAGACGACCGTACTCACTTGTGGCCCTCCTTGAAGCAGTCCCACCCACGGCGGGCCGCTTCCAACATTGCTCCTCCAATAGTTTCATCGTGACCACAGGCTTCCCGCCTCGCCTCGTCGCGCTCGGCGAGTAGGCGTTCGATGGTGTCAGCGGCCTCAAGCATGATCGACGGGGCAAGACACTCGCTGTTGGCTCGGAGTTGTTTGACGATGTCTTTCATGCATGTCCTTTTTGATTCAATATTCGCGGGCTTCAAACTCTTGAATCTTCGACATCAGCAGAACGATGTTTGCCTTCGCGTCCCGCAGGTGGCAATCCAACCGATCAGCATACGCCCGTTGAGAGGCTGCTTCAACATGATGACTTGCGTTCTTGCGCCTGAGGTCGGCGATCTCAGCATCCTTTGACAGCAACTCCTTTTTGAGGAGTTCGATACGGTCGTTCAATTCATCGATTGTGTTCATCTCAAGTTCCTCTGCTTCTTGTTCTGCGATTTGATCTTCACGATGCTGTCTGCACCAGCCACAAAGGCTTTCAATTGGGTCGTGTCTAGTGCAGTCACACACATATCCATACGCATCTTCTAGTTCACACCGAGAGGGCATTGCTGTATTCCTCGTGTTCGGAAGGCCAGAAGTATGGAGAGGACGGGTCTTCTCCGTAGTGTCCGTATTCGTTGAAACTCTTGCGCTTGAGGTTAGCCCGGTGACTGGAGTGAAGTCGATCGTCTCCAAACCACGGGGGCATGGGAACGCCGGAAGCATACTCAGGAATATCCATGGTGTTCTTGTATCCACGGGCAATCCACTCAAGGATCATGGCGCGGAGGTATTGGCGAAGTGCGGGCTCATAGCCGCGCCACATCTTGGTGGCTGGATGGTTGACCCACCCCTTGGACTGGCCATTGAGTGCGCGAAGAATTTGGTACGCCTCTACGCGCTGCTTGCCAAGCCGTTGCTTGTCGAGAGCAAGTGCGGACAGTTCGAAAGACGGGAGTGGTAGGAAAGTCTGCATGGGTGGTACCTTATCAGAAGTCGCTGTCTGTGTCAAACATTGACGCGGGGTCAGGCAGCGAAGCCTCAAGGAGCCTACCAGTTCCTCGGTCGTATTGCAAGGCCGTTGCAAGTCCAGTCTCGCCAGTGAATCGGTTTTTCAGAACACGGACACAGGTCAGGTCCTTGTTCTTTGCGTCCTGCTGGTTTCGTTCCAGACCGATCACAAGGTCAGACAGTTGTCCGATTGCGGCGGAGCCTCGGAGTTGGGCGAGGCTGGTCTGCGCTCCCTCCTCGTGGCCCTTACCATCGGGACGCTTCAGGTGCGATACGAGAACCATCCCACAGCCAAGTTCCTCCACGAGAGACCGCATGGCGGTCATCGTGTTGTCGATCAGCCTACGCTCGTCCCCCTCACCCAATCCGCTAACCACGATCGACAGGTGGTCCAAGAAGATCCAACCACACCCCAAACCGCGGACCATGTAGCGGATGCGGCTGAGCAGATTCTGCGAATCAAGAGAACCAAAGTGATCGTACAGATAAACACGGCCGCTTCCCACCGTGGACTCATATGCGGCTCGGAGTTCTGACTCATCGGGCACCTTTCCTTCCGCCGTGGCCATCTCGATATGTAGCGGCCGATTCATTGCAATGCCCATGAGGCCAAGCGCGGTGCGCCTAGTTGATTCCTCAAGAGCGATGTATCCGATCGTCTGCCCTTGGCTGATGAGCCAGTGGGCAAGTTCGCGGCAAACGCTGGACTTGCCGATGCCGGAGCCCGAGCACAGCGTGACCAACTCTCGCTGGCGGAGCCCAAGTGTCATGGTGTTCAGGCCACCCCAAGGGTAGGCGATGCTGGACACCGCTGGGCTGTTGACGATGGTTTCCCACATCTCCGTGCCGGGAATGATCCCGTCCGGTCGGAACATCTTGGCATTCCAAATGGCATCGATGGCTTCCTTGCCACGGCCAGCAACCAGCATCTCATTCGGGTCCTTGAGCGGCAGGGTGGACACCTTGGCCTTGCCGGGGCTGAGGAGCAGAGCGCACTCCTGCGCTGCGGCTCGGCCAGCCTCGTCGTTGTCGAACATGATGACAACGGTCTCGTAGGATTCCAGCCATTCAAGATTCTCACGGAATGCCTTGGCAGCGTTGTGAGCCCCGTTGGGAACGGAGACCACAGGCCACTTGTT